GTGGGCCTATGACCTGGCCGAAACACCGCCATTGAAGTATGGAGTGTTTGAGAATAAATGGCTTTTCTGGCATACGGTCATCGGCGGAATGGTTGGAAGGATATTAAACGAACCCCGCATTATGGGGAAATATGCCCTAAAGCCGGAAACTACTATTATGACAGTATTTGGTATTGCCTGTGGCTGGGAAGTTTTAGAGGCTTACATCGAAACACCAAATAAAAAAGCCATTGAAAAGCGCTATGGGTCGGTTGAGGCGTATGGTTGGGATACTACTTTTGATATTTTAGGGGCCACTCTTGGCGCAGCGCTGGCGGTGAGATACATTCCCAGGAAGAAAATTCAACTTGTGCCAAAATGGAACGGGTTGAAATTAGTGGTTGCTTTTTAATGTCTCTGGTGGAATGGGGGATAATAACTAAAGGGCTCATAAACGGCTCGTAAGGACAGATTGGACAAACTGGAAATGAAGGACAGGGTTAAGTACTTAGGGGTGTGGGTGCGGAAATGAAGATTCGTGGTGGTATATCAACGGGGAATATAATTGTAATTATTATGATTATTGCTTCTTTCGCTATGGCTTGGGGGGTAGTGTCATCTAATCAAGCACAATTTCGATCAGAGCTTGACAGAAAGGCTGATAAGGAGTTGGTAAATATAAACTTTGAATACATCAAGCAGCAGTTAGAGGATATTAAAAGGAGACTACAATAATGATACTTCCAAGAGAAGAAGAAATCCGTCAGTACATTTTAGATCACCCTGAATTGGGAAAGCGCAGGTTGGCTAAGAAGCTTGATATTACTGTAAATCAAGCGCAATCGAGGGTTATTAAATACCGGATTAAAAAGAGTGATTGTCTTGTAAGGACGAAGGGATTGGGGAAAAACGGGAAGTTTTCTTTACGGGGAGCGGTTCCGGCGGCGGATTTTATTGCGAGTCATGATGTAACGAAGATTGTGAGAAATGTGTTGCCTCAGTTAGAGGGGCAGGTTATTGCCGATTCCGATTTAAGGATGTCACTTGGAATCAATACTATGGATTGGGCTAGAATCCGGGAGTTATCTGAGTTCCAGCCCTATATTAAGCAGGTTAAGGGTAAGCTGTATTGGGCCATGCCGGATACTTTTGAAAAGTTACAGCGGGTAATGGATATACTATGAGAAAATTAAAGGGATTGATGGATCCTGAAAAATTTCAGGATAAGATTGAGCCACCGAAGGAAGTTGCGCATTTACGTCGGCGGGTTAAGGAGTTAGAGGCGAATATCAATGCTATGCGTGAGGGGGAAGGTGAGTTCAGGGAGATGTTACGCGCTCTTAGCGATACGGTGGAGGCGGTTCAGCCGCTGCAAAAAGAGTATATTCCACCGAAAAAACCGTTACCAATCAGGCATCCGGTGGAGGCGGTTATGGGCGCTAACGATTGGCATTACGGAGCGGTGCAGAATGCTGATGAGATTGAGGGGATAAATGCGTTTAGCCCGGAGATTGCTGAGTCTCGTATATTGAATCATTTAGTCCCGGATTATTTGAAGTGGATTGAGATTAAGCGGCTTGGCTATCCAGTGAATGATTTGCGTATTCTTTGTCTTGGTGATATGGTATCCGGCGATATTCACGATGAGTTACGGGTTACCAATGCCTTTCCCATGCCGGTACAGGTAGTGAAAAGTGCTTTTTTGTTTGCTGATATGGTAGCGGGTTTTGCACCGTATTTTGAGAATATCACTGTGGAGATGGTCACATCTGATAATCATGGCAGGTTAACGCAGCGTTTACAGGCTAAGGATCAGGGTTTGAATAGCGCGATGTATATTTACGCCTTTCTNGTTAAGGAGCGGTTAAAGGCCCATAAGAATGTGACTATCAATATTTATCCTATGTTACAAACGGTGATAGATATTCAGGGATTCCGGACATTGATTACGCATGGACATACCGTACGTGCTTGGGCGGGGATCTCGTTTTATGGTATTGAGCGTAAGGTTGGTTTAGAAGCGCGGAAACGCCAACGGGTCCAGGAGCGCAAATTGCGGGAGGCGTTACGGTTTGATAGGTTAATCATGGGGCATCTGCACGTGTCATTTAATGCTGAGGATTGGACAATCTTTCCTTCGTTATCAGGCACGGATGCTTACGATCACAATAACAACAGATTTGCCTTGCCGAGTCAGGCCGGCTTTATGGTTCACCCTGAAAAGGGAATGTTTGATTGGACGACTTTCAGGTTTAATTGATATGAGTTTGCTTTCATTAATCGGAAACATATTTAAGCCCGCTACTGAGTTAGTTGATAATCTTCATACTTCTGATGAGGAGCGTTTGGAGTTAAAGAATCAGTTGGAGAGTATTAAAAATGAACTTAGCGGGAAGGNATTGGAGTATGAAACCGAGCTAATAAAGGCTCAAACGGCAATTATCACCGCCGAAGCACAGGGGCGCTCCTGGTTACAGTGTAATTGGCGGCCTCTACTTATGGTGACGATTGTGGCTATTGTAGCTAATAATTTTCTTATCTTTCCGTATTTGAGTTTATGGACGGATAAGGTAGTCATGCTTGAATTGCCAAGAGAACTTTACGCACTTATGACGGTTGGGGTCGGAGGTTACATTGCCTCCCGTGGTGCTGAGAAGGTCATGGCGAGAAAGTATAAGTAATGAGTGTAGGCGTTCTCAATCCATATATCGGTTTTAAGGATGCGGAGAATAAACCCTCTGCTCCATTGCCAAAACAGGCTGAGGCGTTTAATATGCTGGGGAAATGCAAGCATTTGCTATTTGCCGGATCGTTTGGTACGGGTAAGACTGAGTTGTTATGTTTAGCGGCGTTAATTGATGCTTTGCGCTATCCGGGGAATGAGATTTTAATGGGGCGTAAAAAGTTAGATTGGTTTGAATCTTCCACTTTACCGATTCTGCTAAATGCCATTCCCCCGGAGTTACTGTTTAAGCATGATCGGCAGAAACATAATATTTGGATTAAAACTGGTGGAAAGCCATCGGTGATTTATTATCGTCAGTTAGATGTAAGCCGGGAGGCGATTAATCAGATTAAAAGCATGAATCTGGGATTATTCGCCCCGGATCAAGCGGAGGAGTTGGATGAAAAAGTCTTCCGTGCGGCTATCGGGCGTTTGCGTAAGCAGGGTACTCCCCGTCAGTCTATTTCCAGTTGTAATCCCGCTGGGCATAATTGGGTTTGGAAGCGATGGAAAAACAATCGGGATCTCAAGGTTTATCAAATTGTCGAGAGTCGTATGTGGCAGCCGGATAATCCCGCTCCCACTTGCCAGGCTGATGTGACCCTAGCTTCTAGTGATAATCCTTATTTACCCTGGGATTACATTGCCGATTTAATTCGGGATTATCCCGAGCATTGGTTGAATCGGTATGTTTATTGCGGGTGGGATAATTTTGAAGGTTTGGTTTACCCTATGTGGGATGCGAATATACATTTAGTGAAACCGTTTAAAGTGCCGTATTGGTGGAATTGGTATGTGGCGATGGATCACGGCCATCGCAATCCAACGGCTATCGGCTTATGGGCTTCGGATGGCGATGGGGATTTGTACCTGGTGAATTTGCATTATCAAGCGGATAAATGGGTAGATTATCACGTAGCGATGCTAAACGCTATGTTAGAGCGGCATAATGTTAATCCTGATGATGTTGTTGCCTGGCCGGCTGATCCGTCAATATTCAGTGAGCATACCGAGGTAACGATTGCAGATGAATATGCGGAATTGGGTATTTATTGGGATCGGGCAAATAATGATGTTCAAGGTGGAATTAACCGGGTAGCATCGTATTTAAAACCCGATATCAAGTTAAAGAGTCCTAAATATCCGCAAGGTAAGCCCCGATTATTTGTTTTCGACGTGCCTGAGACAATTCCCTTTAGAGATGAAATTGGTGAATATCATTGGGATGATATTTTCGTTAGGGGCTATAACAAGAATCGCTCGGAGAGGCCCCGGAAAAAAGACGATCACTGCATGGATATGACGAAGTATTTAATCAATTATATCGAAGATGCTGAGAAACCGAAACCCAAGGATTATCCACTATGGCTGAAAAAGCGGCGGGTTAATCAAAAATCCTGGATGGGTGTGTAATGTTTAAACTTCCCGAATTACAAGATCAATTCGATTGGCTGGTTGAAGAAGATCATGAATTCCAGAAACGAGCGAAAACTGCTTTTGGCTATGTAGTTGGTGGTAAGCACCAATGGGACGATGACATTTGGGATAAGTTAATTAATGAAGCCCGTACACCCATTTCGTTAAATATCATAAGTGCTAAAGTGAATTTGCTTTATGGTGTCCAGAGCATGAACGCTACCGGCTGGAAGGGTATTGGTGTTGGTGGTGAGGATGATGATGTGGCGATGCTGGTAACTGCTCTGTTAATGTACGAAAATCGTAATAAGCGCATTGTGAATGTTTCCAATCGAGTATTTAAGGATTTAACCATTTGCGGACGGGGATGGTTTGATCTTACCGCTCGGAAGGGTGATGATTTCTTAGGTGAGAATGTTCTACGTCGGGAATTACCCTCGTTAGTTTTTCGCGACCCGGATTCAGTAGAGCTGGATCAAAGTGATATGATGGTACTGGCGCGAATGAAATGGTATCCGCTAAAACAGGCTAAACTGATCTATCCTGATAAATTAAAGCGGGTTAAAAAGGTTGAGGATCTACTGGATTACGAGCCGATGCTGGAACGGTGGACGGAAGGAACGGATCGGAGTGAACGAGGTGGGGATTACGGTACTGACGATAATATAATGGCAGTGAAATACTTTGATGAGCAACGCCAGCGAATCAAGATTGTGGAGTTGTGGAATAAGGAGTATGAGAAGGTTTATTACGCTATGTCTAACGAGCGTAATGCCGATGTGATGCGGATTGGTAATGTAAAGGAGGCAAAAGCCAAGGAGATCGTCGCAGCGATTAATCGTGAGTTGGATGGCATGGATATTTCCTACGGATTACAGTATAAGAACGAAGGGGTGATTTATCGTGATGAGTATTCCGGTAAGGTACATTTAATCGAGCATGAAAAAAGAGATTTACGACCATCAGCAATTTTCCCCCTGGTTCCGGCTTATGGGTATTGCGAGATGGTAGGGGAGAAATTAGAAGAGACGGGTATTGTTTTTAATATGGAACCGGTACAGGATGAAAAGAACAAACGCCGGAGTATGGCAGTTGATTTAATCTCTCGTTCGCCCAAGGGTGGCGGTTTTTACAAGAAAAAGGGTAACAATGCCGAAGCGGCAAAGCACGTTTCGGAAACGGGTGAATGGGTCGGGGTTAACGACCCTAAAGATTTCGTTCAGCACTCTACCAATATCAACCCGGCGTTAGTTGCGATTTCTACACTGGAGCAGGCAGCGGAGAGGGATAGTGAGGAGTTATCGGGGATTAACCGGTCAATGATGGGATTGATGCAGGGTAGTAAGGAATCCGGTGTATTAGCCCGTCAGCGCATTGTTCAGGGTACTACCGGAGTGCAGGAGTTATTTGAGCATTTAGATATTGCTAAAAGGCGAGTATTAAAAATGATGATTGCCAACATAGGGCAATTCTGGACACCGGAGAAGGTAATGGAAGTAGTAGGGCAGATTCCCGGCTTCGAAATGACGGATTTAATGCCTGCAGCCATAGAATTGCTAACCGATCCGGAGAAGACCTTGAAATACGATGTTGTTCTGGATGATGGTGAAAACAGCCGTACGGCGAAGGCGGCGAATTTCGCCTCTATGATTGAAGCGGTGCAATACGGTATACCAATCCCTCCGGCAACACTGGTAGAGGGTTCATCCTGGCCGAATAAAAAGCAAATTCTTCAAGGTATGGAAGAACAGCAGCAACAGCAGATGTTAGCTGCTATGATGGAACAACAAAAACAGAATCCTAAAACCTAACAGAAAAGGAAGTGGATACTCCTTACGAGGACCCACAAGGAAACGATAATGAAAGAAAAAGACACTCAGGGATCGAAATTCAAATTCTTAGATAATGAGGATTTGGACCCTGATTTTGAGCCGAATAAGGATACGGAAAAAGAAACTCCCCCGGTAGAGACAAAACCCGAGGATACGAGTACAGAAACACCCCCCGACCCGGTTCCCGAGCCACCTAAACCCCCTGATACCCCGATACCAGCCGAGGAGCAGGCTTTTGTAGTTGCCGGTCGAACCTACAAGTCTACTACGGAGCTGACAAAAGCATTGGAACACGCTAATGCGAAGCTAACGGAACAGGGTGCTGAGTTAGGTACGCTACGGAAACTCACAGAGGAGCGAGAACCAAAACCTTCTGAAACTGAGGAAGAACCTCCGTACGACCCTTACGATCAGGAAGCCTTGGAAACCTGGCTGGCCTGGAAACAGCGTCAGACATTCCAAAGCCTGCAAGCCAAAAGGGACGCTGAAGAGGCTAAGATTCAGCAGCAAAAGGCTCTGGAAACGATGCTGGGGACTTTTGCGTCTTCGCATCCCGATCTCTCTCCTGAGGAAATGGTAGAGGTTGCGGGTGAGGCTGATCGCATCATGCGTGGTGAAAACATCATGGATGTTGCTTTCGCCCATTGGTCCCGCAATCAAAACACACCCGAACAGAAAACTATTCCTGAGCCCAAGGTAGATAAAACAAAATCCAAAATGGAAGTAGCAGACAAACTCACTGAAAAACCAACAGGCGGCGGTGGCAAAGGCTCCGCTGAATTAACAGCAGATAGAATTGACTCTATGACCGATGCGGAATATGGGAAGCTACCACGGGCAATACGGGATAAGTACCTGGAGGGTGATCTATAAACCTGGAGTTCTGAAATGGCAAATGTTGACAAATCAACTGATCGGTCACGCATACTTCCTCTGAATTGGGGAGAACGTGCGTTCGGTTACATGGATTGCCGGAAACTTCTGTACTCTGATTTTGCAGCGTCAGGGGACACCGTTGATCTGATAGACCTTCCCGCTAATAGCGTGCTGGTCTCTCTCATGGTGGTTACTAAGACCGCTTTCAACGGTACATCCCCGGTGCTGATTTTCGGAGATAGTACCGATCCTGACGGCTATCTTGCGAGTGGTGAGGTCGAAGAAGCTGCGGTAATGGCAAGTCCTATGGATGCTGCTGATGTAGCAGCGGCTTATGCGGTTAAGGCTGCACGGCCTGTCTACACATCGGCTGCCCATATCCGAGCCACGTTTACGTATAGCGGAACTCCTACTGCTGGCGAAGCCTGGGTAATAGCTCAAATCCTTGAGTTACCTAGTGTTTCATAAAGAGGTGAATCATGGCTGAAACTGTATGGACCAGTAACCTCATTGTCGAGCGCTGGCGAAAGGAGTTTGCTTACGAAGCTGCCAAACTGGACTTCCTCAATAAGTTCGCTGGACCCGATGAGTCTTACGCTATTCAAATCGTTGATGATCTGAAAGCTAAAAAAGGCTCTATAATTCACGTACCATTGGTAATGAAGTTAGCGGGAGCTGGCGTAACTGGCGATAATACTATGGCCGGTAACGAGGAAGACCTGGTAACCTATGAGCAATCAGTAACTTTAGACCAACTTCGGCATGGCACACTGTCTAAAGGAAAGATGGAGAACAAAAAAGTTCTCATTGATTTCCGCAAGACATCGTTGCGTCAGTTGAAAATCTGGTTTAACGAAACACTGGATGCTGATCTGGTTACTGTGCTTGGAGCGTCTCCTACCCGTACCCTTGGTGCGGACAACGGTGGAACGCCACGTATTGATAGTGCCTCAAAATCCGGTCTGGTAGCCGCGGATAAAATAACCGTTGCTGATATTCGATTGCTCAAAACCCTGGCAAAGAAACCCTATACCAGTACACATCCTAAAATCCGTCCGATTAAAATAGAACGGAAGGGATTACTACTTACTGGTTATCGGGGTGGAGTCATCGTATGACTTGCAAGCGGATTCAGAGTATCAACAGTTATTCCGCGATGCCTGGTGGAGAGGTGAAAAGAATCCATTGTTCCGTGATGCGAAAATCGTCATTAACAATGTGATAGTTCATGAGTACGAAGGGATCTCATCGTTTGATGACGGTGGTGGTTCTACGGTACATGGTGAACTGAACCTTTTCATGGGTGCGCAGGCAGCGATCTTCGCTCGTGGTGGAGATCATACCTGGCATGAGGAAACGGTTGATCGTGGTAATAAGCTGGCGATTACTGGTGGGGTGATATATGAATTGGCAAAGACGAAGTTTAACTCAATAGACTTTGGCACCATTGCATACTATTGTTCTACCACTGATCTCAGTGCATAACGACAGTTGGAATTGGGGGAGGTCTCGTATCTCCCCCATTCTTAAAAAGAGAATAATATGGACAAATTTAGATCAACAGATATTGGATTACTTTGCTGAGGTGGTTGATTCAGGCGATATTGCCATTTCCCAGGCAATGCTGGATCAGTGGGCCACCGATGGGAAATTGCGTATCATTTCTAAAATGCCAAAGGAGTTACTGGATGCGTTTGTAGCGGATTCGGGGGATAAGACTTCTAATGGCTACGCAACGAAAATTAATTACATTCGTAAGGTTGTACGGGAAAACGGTACGGATGGCGAGTATGTAACCTGTCGGGAGATTCCGGCAATATTAGCTTTTGATTACGCCAATATTGCAGCTTCTGACGATCCCTATTTTTACACGGAAGCAGGAGCGGTTTATGTCGCACCGGATCCCGGAGCGTCTCCAAATGCTTTCAAAGTTTTTGAAGTTGATATTAGCGCAGTGGATGTAAGTGCTGGTTCAACAATTTCCAATTTTCCCAGTGAATTGATTCCTTACGTGGTTTTGTATGCGGTTATGCAGGGGAAGTTACGTGAAGCGGCGAAAATGCGGCGTACCGGGCAGGATGAGTTTGAAGCCTTAGCAACGGATTACGGAGCGGATTCGCCTGTATCTACGGCTTTAACCAATGCTCGGAATATATTGAATAATAATATTCCTTCAAGTGGTGGTGATGTATACGATGTGATTGATACAGACGAAGATGCTAACCGTGCTACGGCGTTAATGAATGTGGTAGCAACGGAGATGAAGAAAGCCGGTATTGAAATGGGAACACTGGATAAGGACGCAGCTAATCGTATGCAACGCATGGCTGGGTATTTCAAACAAGCCGGTAGTGCCTTACAGGAATACATAGCTTTTTCCAATCAATTTGAAACTGGTATTGCAGAATATGTTAACACTTAAACAACTCAGAGCCGAAGTACGCCGACGATTACCGATGATTGACGGAGTGGTTATTCGTAATGCGGATGTTGATCGGGCAATCAACAAAGCCTATCGGGAATTGGTGAAACAAGGGGAATTACTAAAAGAATCCGCTTTGTCATGCGGTGTTGATGATCAGGAGCGATACGATCTGACTTCATCTACAATTTGGCTGCCGGATTCGGGAGTAACGGATTCCACAGCAACGATAAATGAAGGAGCCACCTTTTCAAGCACCGATACGACTCTAACCGTTTCGGATGGCACGGTGTTTTCCGCTGGTCAATTAATTAAGATGGATGATGAGGTTTGTTATATTTCCTCAATTTCAACAAATGACTTAACAATTATTAGAGGTGTTGCCAATACTACGGCAGCTACACATTCTGATGGAACGACTATTTACGTTGGCTCCAAGCCGGCAATTTTGAAATTAATCCGGGTAGATTGGAATAAGTATCAAATCGAACCTATAAGTCTGCAAGATATTGCTAACGTGGATGTAACATGAACTGGTACATAGAAGGCAAAGAATTAGGGCTTTGGTCAACACCGAATACCAACGATGGTATACGGATTTATTACGTTTTGAATCCTACTGATCTTTCGAGTAACACGGATACAGCCGATGCGATACTGGAAGATTACGAAGATGGGTTGATTTATTACGCCGTTGCCGATATTGCCGAACAAATGCTCCCACAGGTGAAAAATGCCGATATAGCAAAATTATTGTTACTGATTGCCGCTCGGAATGAAGGAAAATGGAAAGATGTACTTAATCGACGTATTACCGATGGAGCCTTGCAGAATATCGGTGTGAAGTACGTCAAAGCACATTTTAATGATGTTTGATGCGTGAAATTAAAATCACAGACTTCTCCGGTGGGCTGAATACTTTTTTCTCTCCCCATGATATTAAGGATAACCAATTCCAGAAGTTTTCTGATTTAAACAATCAGAAATTAGGCCGGTTGGAAAAGGTTAACGGGCAGAGTAATGTTTCCGGGCAAGAGATCATAACCGAAACCATTGCGAAGATTCCCCAGGGACAGGGATTTTTTACTTATCGTACAGAATACGATGATGCTGGCACTCCAGCACAAAATTCTAAATTCTGGTGGATAGATTATTTATACTATAACCTGAAATGGTATTTGAAACGCCATGATGCCGCTGATGGGTCAGGGGGAACCTGGGCGACGATATTAACACAGGGAGTAGGGGAGACCTGGACCGGTATATCAACAGCAGCATTGATTGATATGTACGTGGTGAATAGCATCCTTCGTATTTCCGATGGGGAATTCGCTACTTCGCATACAAGCCAATGGTACGGACATATTAAAAGAGATATTTTAGGGCAAGGAATTACCTACGGTACCAGTGAGAAGTTTAAACACCCCGCTGACGCTTCTGCGGTAAATGCCTGGACGTTAAAAGATCAAACGATTACTGCTCCAACTTTAGTCGCTATGACCGCTCCTTTTGATGGTGGTGGAGATGTGGATGCGGCTAATAAGATAGGGCTGTTTGTAGCTTATCCAGCAGATTCCACCGGGGACTATAAGGTAATGGATGATATTCCCGCTGCTGACCCGCAAAAGTTTTATGAAGGTGATCGGTATACGGTTACTTTTGTTTACGATGGTACGGAGGAGTCGGAATTAGCCCGTACTTCTGATNGCACCATTGGAATTAAAGCGAATAATTACGCATCTGGCTATATTCGTAGAAACCCCGTTATCAATTTAGTTGCCAATACTACCAGTTGGAACAATCGTATTACGGCAATAAATATATGGTGGAAACCAGCGATGATTAGCGGTACGGAAAATAGCGAGTGGTTTTTAATTGCCGAGTTGGAAATTGATAAATGCTGGTCAGAAGATGATCGTGCCACGGCAATCTCAGAGTACGTAAATGGTATTTGGGGTGTGAATAATATGGGGAATTGGGTTCCCTGTCCCGATATACCAAATGCAAGAAATATAAAGGGTACGGGATCAGGAGCAATTACCGGTGGAGATATTAATTCATGGACTATAAACACCACTGTAAATGTTGGCAATGTTGTCCTGGCAAATGATATTGGTTGGGCCGGAACCAGCTCCAGTGCCACAACTGCCATTCAAAAAACAGATACTTTGATCGGCTTGGTAAGTTCAGCTACGACGGATACGATTAATTTTAGTCCCGATCCAATTACTTATCGTGATGAAACTGATACTTCCCCTATTACTGATACAAGTGGAGCCGGGACCAGATACGCTTTTGTAGCTGCTATTGCCAGTAATAAGGTGGCTACCTGGTACATTCCTAATGATGGAGTAAAAATAGCCACCTATCAAAGCAGAACCGGGAGATTGCCAACCGAAAGGATATATGCCACACGTTGGAAGACTTCCTGTGTTACCGAGCAGGGCATTGTATTTATCGGTAATGTTGATACGCAAGATGAAAATGGCCAAACCATTCGAGAGCGTAGCCGGCTCATGTGGACGGAGCGTCGCAATCCGGACATTTTTCATATACTGAGATCCCGAGAGTTTGGTAAAGACGACGGAGGTCAAATTATCGCTCTGAAATACTGGAATGGGCGCGTGTTTATTTTTAAGGATCGCAGCACTTATATCTTCAATGTTTCTACCGGCCAGTATTTCATCGAAAAACATTATTTCGGGTATGGTTGTAAATATCGTCATGCCACAACAATAACTCCCTATGGAGTCGTTACTGCCGATGCTTCACGGATTATTCTGCATAGTGGTGGAGAACCGCAGGAATTAAGCTATAACTGGCGTAAAACCTCGGCAAGTGGAAATGACAGCTACCAGGATCTTACTCTATCTAATCCAGTGGCTGGGGTATTCACCTAATACCAACGAGTTATATTTTGTTAATGATACCAGTGAAAATGATGCAGTGTTGTATAAATATGACTTTGATCAGAGGTCATGGTCAAAGCAGACCATGGATGATAACATGATACTGAGCAATTTCCGGGCTGGGTNAGAATATGGAGCCATTAGCCGCTTTCCATGAATTAAGTACTACGGATAAGGTGCGGATTAAGGAATTCAACACTGGATCCGCTTCTACCGATACAGCAACACTAAAAACCAAGAAATATGACCTGGGTATGCCTGATAGGAAGAAACTGTTAAAACGAGTCTACCTAACATATAAAACCGATGCAGCTACCGATACAAGCGAAGGGTTAAACATAGGGGGTATGTTAGATGCAACTACGACAACTGTTCAAGGATTCTCTACTGACGATACGATATTTTCCGTAGGGGACTATGTTAAACTGGACAGTGAAATTATTTTAATCAAGACTAAAAGCGGCAATACAGTTACAGAAATTGAAAGGGGCATGGCCGGAACCGCAGCCGCTTCTCATGCCGATGCCGTGTCAATTTACCGATCAAGTAACGATTTGACTTTGAAGTTGTTTTTCGATGGGGCAACAGTAGCCAATGAAACCTTAACCTTTAATGCTATTGAGGGATTAATCAATTTAGGTAAGGATAAAAACGATTTCTCCAGTAACAAACAATTTAAAACTATCGAAGCACAGTTAACCTGCGCTGGCGATACCCTGGTTATCGAGGATTTGCTACTTCAGTATGAGCTTATGGGTGTGAAAACATGAGTGAACAAATTAACCGTGACGATCTAATTCTATTACGAACTCAGCTACAAAATAGCGTTCGGATGGAAGAAAGAACCTTAACCAAGCGAGAAGGTGAAGAAAGCGATCTGGCTATTGTCAGTCTCCAGGGGAATGCTTATCTGGCCTTTAAGGCCAATAACCAGTGGTTTTATGCCTTAGGTTTCTCCGGGGAAAACCTGGCTCAGTACATTTTTAAAAAATCCATAACGGCTCCTGGTGTATCCGTAGGGAAAATTGATGTTTCAGGTGCGGTAACCGCTGGTTCTCTCGTTTCACAGGGCGATGCGGATATTACAGGTGATAACAATGTTACTGGCGATGCGAAAATTTCCGGCGATTTGGCTTTAAAGTCGCCAACGACCTTAACGATTTCTTCCGGTGAGATTAAAATAACAAAATCCTATCATTTAGTTGCTGTCGAGGTTGGCACAACTGACGATCTGGATACAATTAGCGGTGGACAGGTGGGGGGATTACTTGTCCTCCAAGCATCCACTGCCGCAAAAACTGTTGTATGCAAGGACGGTACGGGGAACTTGAAACTGGCAGGTGATTTCTCCTTAGATAACACTCAGGATTCAATCTACTTGATTTATGATGGGTCTAATTGGATTGAACTTAGCCGGAGTAACAATGCGTAGCAAATCAGAAGCAAAAAGAATTAACAAATAAAAAGAGAGGTGAATAATGCGATATGAAATAGCACAAAGCAGGGATCCATCGGGAAAGAAGACTTGGTATGAAATAGCACAAGGCAGGGATCTATCGGGAAAGAAGATTTGGGTTGTCGTTGATACAACTACCGGAGCGTTTGTTTATAGCTCTCGGGATTGGAATGAAGCCAATAATAGAGTAGTCAGCCTTAACAAAGATGAGTCGGTAAGAACCGATATTACCAAAAGCCAAGCTGAATATAAGAACTTGATTAATAAAAGCTATGGTGAACTCCAGCAATTAGCCGAGACCAAGGCTGCCCGTCAGGGAGGCAGTAGAGATCGTATGCTGCAAAACGCCATGATGGCAATGGGAGAGGACCCTGCCAGGGTTCAGGCATTAATGGGAAGGAGTGAAGCTGCTACGCAACGTAGCTTACAGGATGTACTAAGGGGTCTTCAAGCACAGAAAACTGGGCAACTTGCCGAAGCGAAACGGTTCGAAATCGGTACTGATTTAGACACTGAAAAGTTGGAACTAACCCGACAGTCCCTGGCCGATGCCATGGATCAATTTAATAAAAATCAAAAACTTGAATATGATAAAATCCAGGCCCAACTCGATATGCAGCCGGCATGGTGGGAGGGTGTCCTGNNAGATANAGCCNGAGGATTAAGCGAGGCTGCTANGCTGTNCTNCCTGAGCTGGCTGCTGGATAGCTGAGGAAATCTTTGGTGTTGACGATATTCGCACTCACAAAGCGAGGTTTTACGTTAATAGCGATCAATGCCCTGCCTGGTTGTACGCCGGATATATGAAACATGGACGGAAGATTGCCGAAAAGGTAAGGAAATACAAACTGTTAAAATGGGTGTTACGTCCGGTGTTTGAATACTTCGCATACAGGGGAGGACAATTGCTTTCCAAGGATGCACGAACCACGCCATACTTCATGGCTGCATAAATAGAGGAGGTTATTATGCCATTCAACGTAAAGAAACGCCCTGGTCCTTTTCAATCCGTAGCAGCTGGTTTCATGACGGGAATGAGCCAGGGGGCAAAAAAGGGCTTGCAACTCATGATGGAGAAGCAACTCCGGGATAAAGAGGAGCAAGACAAAAAAATAACCCTGGTTACGGAATTACTAGAGAAAACAGCTAAGAATGTTAACGATCCCACAGTAGTAGCGGATATTGACAAATTACGTTTTGACATCGCCACCGGAGTAAAGCCAATTAGCGAGGCTTACAGTTTTATGCAAAGACTATCTCCAGAAGCATACGTTAAAATAGATTTCAGTAAGCAAGGTGCAAGCATCGAAAAACGCAATGATAGCATTGCCAAAGCAAAAGCAAGGCAGGAACAGAAGACAGCATTATCTCCAGCAGAAAAAAAACTAGCAGCATTTGAGGCCCATCTTGAAAAACAGGCAGCGGCTGATTATGTAACTGTTGATGAGTATATTGATACTGACCCCGAAAAAGAAAAAATAATTGCCTATCGTCAGAGTTTAAGGGATGCAGTAGACAAGGAAAAGGGGATTGTTGCAGATTCGGGACAGTCACTATCAGAGACCACTTCGGTTCCAAGTAAAATGTCTTTTGATTTGCCAGAGATTAATACCCCGGCTCCGGTGGAGTCGGTACAGCAACAAACGAAACCTGTTATTCAGGAATTTCAAGATGCTAAAACTGGCGAAATAGTGCCTTTTCAACTGGTTGGCAATCAATGGATTCGTCTCTAAAATTACCGCCACCCCCGGAGGGCTTTATTTATCCCGAGGCATCAATTCCGCCTCCGGAAGGTTTTATAGAAGTAAAAGATGCTACCGCTGCGCCTATCTTTGATAATACTCTACATCCCCCCGAAGGTTTTGAATTACCCCGGGTATATAAACGAATAACTCAGAAACAGCCTTTACAGGTAGTACCACCGCCACCTTTATCTGTACCGTTTCAATACAGCACATCCGAACAACGAGAAAAAAGCGAGATGGAACGAAAAATGAGAGCTATAAAACCCTGGAGTGCTAAACATTTTTGGGAAGCTATAAAGTATGGTGCCTATAATGTTGCTGAAAAGGTTTCGTTAGGAACAATAAAAAACATTGTTGATAAACCGTTAATTTACAAGGCCATGGAATCTTATACAGAAGAAGTTCCCTGGCAGGAAGATACTCCCTTGAATCAATCCTGGAGGCTGGCGCAGGGTAGCGTTGATGCCTATGCTTCTGTTATTCCATATCTATTATTCCCCCATGAAACAGTAGTGGGTAGTATTGCTGTTTTCAGTGGGATTTCCGGCGCAGGTCAGGTTTTAGACCCGGACCGGCGTAAGGGGTTAACTTTTAAGAAATGGATGGTTCATACCGGTTTAGGGGGGTCTTTAGGCGCGGTTTTCCCGTTTTTAGCTAGGGCCGGTGGTAGTGTCTTAACGCAACCTAACAATTTAAAAGCCTTTGGAGCTTATTTATTGCAGATTGGAGCCATATCTACCGCTACTGGAGCGGAGGGATTTGTAAGCGAAACCTATGAGACCCTACGAGCTAATCCTGAAATGAAAGTTATGGATGCTATTACCAATGTGGGAAACCATTATATTGACCATCCGGAGCAGATTGTAAAGCATATTGGCACCATGGCGTTTTTACATACTACCGGGGTAGGAAGAAGGGCTACTCCCAAGGGTAGGGTTGATGCGGAAAAGGCGCGGGAGTATATTCTGGAGACTAAGAAATTTGTAGCTGATATGCCCGAGTGGGCGGGGAAAGCACCGCAAACGCCAGCCCAGGCAAACAAGTTTTGGGAGGCATGGATCGAACGTCGAAAAGGAATCCTGGGGGCAATAAAACCGATAGACCAAGCGTTTCAATTAGCGAAATCTAAGGAGTTAAGAACAAAGCGTAAGACAGCCGTGGTTGTACCGGAAGAAGGTAAACCGGAAGGACCTACTCCTGAGAATGTTATTCGGATGAGTACATTACAACAGATCCATGAATTAAAAAAACTGGGGTATTCAGAAAAAGAAGCAGTACGGTTTAACGGGGAAGAACGGGCAAAGATTATCGCTGACCAGGTGAAGCAGATTAAGGGATTGCAGAGAACCCCTGAAAAGGGTGCTATTGTTAAAGCGAAACCGGTTGAACCAGCACAGGAAACCGTTTCCCCCGAAAAGCCAGTAGAAGTATTACCTAAAGAGAAAAAGGTCGCAGAACAGCCAGAGCCCGGTAAAACGGCTAAAGCCTTGCCGATTGTACGTCTCAAAGTAAAGAATGTAAAGATGGACACGAAGCGATTTCAGCCCAGGGAAGAAGTTAATCCTGAAATGGTTGATGCTATCGCTAAAAGGTTCAATCCGGTAGAATGGGTAGAACCTACTTTATGGAGCGATCCTAAGACTGGTGATTTAATAGTAATCAGTGGTCATACTCGCCAGATGGGCGTGAGTAAGGGTAAATATGAATATGCTACCTATAAGGTTCTTCCAAAGGGCACTACGGAACAGCAAGCCCGACGATATGCTGAATCAGGGAATTTAGCCCGCATTGAGCAAACCGATTTTGAAAATGCCAATGTAGTGAGACGACGAGTAGAGCAAGGGGAATCCTACAAACAAATAGTTCAGGGCCTACCGGGATTAAAAAATGAAACCAATGTAAGGAATCTACTGAATCTATCTTACCTGGATGCTGGTGGTATGTTCCGAGAGGTTTACAACAAACCCACTGACTTTCCTAAGATTGTTTCCGTTTCGAGGTTTGTAGGCTCTATGCGGAGAAAATACCCCTGGTTAACCAATACCCATGAAAAAGATTTATTCCAGTTTTTCTATACTGAGGGAGGCATTGCGCATGGTGACATTTCCGATGCTAAACTTAACATCATGGATGGTTTGAGTCAGTTGAACAAGGTTTCTAAGAAAAAACCAGCACGGTTAGATTGGCTGCATAAGGGGCTGACAACTGGAATAGAGGCAACCTTTCCGGAACTGTCTAAAGAATTAAAAGAAAAACGTCGCACTCTAAATCGTATTCAGTTAGCATTATCAGAAGAAGCGCTGACCCGGGAAACACGGAAATCCATGCTAAAAGATGCTGCTATGCTGGAACAGGAGATTAATCAGATATTAGCTGGATTAGGCCAGGCCGAACGAACACAGGAGACATTGTTTTCTGTTGCTCCTATGAAACAAAAAACTATATTTGGCGGCACGGAGAAGGTAACTCCTAAGTCTCGGAAACAAATAGAAGCTGAAACAGAAGCCATTGAACGCCGGAAGCAACTAGAACGAGATCGGAAATATATTGAAGAACGGATTAAACGAGGAAAGCTCTCCGAAACCACCAAAGATGTGCTAAGAAAACAATTAGCTTCTCAAAGGCGGATTCAACAAGAAATGCAAGGCCAAGAGAATCTGTTTGAAGAAGGGAAAACACAGGAAACACTATTCGCACCCGATTTAGCCAAGTCTCAAAAAGCCCTTGAATTTGCCGAAAAGGGTGAACCCCCTCCACCGGAAACTATCGCACCACCCCCTCAGGAGACCGAACCCCCAAAACGCTTACCAATCAAAAAGCGATCATTATATCAGATGAATGAATGGATAAGAAACACAATTTCCAAGAAATCGCCAGCCAGGGAAAAAGCCATAGACCTTTTATATCAGTGGAATAGTGACATAAAGGTTGGATTGTACAAAAGCGATAGGTTTTTTACTGAAATGGAACGGCAATTAAGTGAAACCGAAAGGGAAGATTTAAAGTATTTTATGCAGGATACCCCGGAGTTAATGAAAGGGAAACTAACCCCTAAAATGAGAGCATGGAGTGAAACGATACGTGAATATCTTAATCAGAGATATGCCTTGTTAAAATCAGTGGATCCGGAATTAGGCTTTATTACTGACTACATTCCCCATATTTGGGATATTCCCAAGAACAAAAAAATTGATTATGCCCGAAGATTGCAGATGCGCACTCCATTTCAAAAACCGCGAAGTTTACCCACAATCAAGGATGGCTTGGAAATGGGGTTGAAGCTGAAATACGAGAATACAGCCAAAATACTGAGAATCTATGACCAACAAGTAATCCGGACCGTAGCGAATATTAGACTTGCTACCAATTTAAGAAATCTTGTTGATGAAACCGGGCGCCCTATGCTAATGCGGATTGACAAAGCTCCCGAAGACTGGAAATATTTCGATCATTACGCCTTACGAAAAGCCATGGCTATTGCTGAACCAACGGAAATCAGCGATGTAATCCACCCTGAATTGCGGGGGGTTTTAAACGAAGTAAAGGTAACTATTGGAAAGAAGATAAAAAGTAGCTCTATGGCAGCGGGAATGTTTATCAGATCATATCTTGGCAAGGAACGCAAATTAATGATGCGGTTCAAGAAACAATTTTCTGAGGATGTTCCAGCCCATGAAGTAGGCCATTTCCTTGATTCATTTCTTGGCGATCATAAAACATGGGGGATTGTCTGATAATGTATTCCACAACCCAACAATGAAAAAGGAAATCAAAGGGGTTTTACAATACCTGAAAAAATGGGATCAAGAAATCGGCTCATTCGGTTATTATTTCAGAAAACCAAAAGAACAGATAGCAGAATTTCTTGGTCTGTTTTTACGGGATCCGAAAAAAACCGCTGAGATTGCACCAATCACCTTTGATATTATCAGAAGACAGTTAATTGCTCATCCCGAATTGGAAAATTTGCTTGGTTATGATTTTGCCAATCGAGCTAAAGCTACCCTGGAGCAATCGGCAACTACGATCTATAAACTTCCAGTTAAGATTCACCCGGAAATTTATGATGTAGTAAGAACAATATTTCAGCATCCCTTTAGTAATGCAGGAGTGCAGGCCTGGGAAACTATTAATGCCATTGCCAAAAAATCGGCATTATCAATTTCATTCTTTCACTATTTAGCCCTAACTGAATCTGCCATTGCAGCAGGCATAGCACCGTTTAAATTCTACAAGGGAATAAAATTATTGAACAAGAACCCTGAATTTACCAAACGAGCTATTGGTGCTGGTCTTGAAATAGGGGCTGTTCCAGATGTACAGATACATAGAGTCAATACATTTCTGGAGGCCATAGAAAGAAAAACTAAAAAGGTATTTGTCCTTAACAAGATTACTAAAGGTGTTCGTAGAGGAAATGAATTATGGGATAAGGCATTGTGGGATTATTACCACACTGGATTAAAACTATATGCTTATGAGACAATTTTAGCGAAGGAACTGAGCAAACAATAAAAAACGACTAAGAAAAATATAGCACAAATTGAAAAAGACGTAGCAAAATTTGTCAATGATGCGTTCGGAGGCCAAAATTGGGATCTTCTTTTAGTTTCACCAAGAATGAGACAGATATTACAGTGGGGTTTCTTAGCCCCCGATTGGACACTTTCCAACCTGAGAATTGCCGGCAGGGGGTTCCAAACTGATTTAAAAGGCCGACAGGGACGTAGATATTGGCTTCGGGCAGCTATTTCTTACGCATTTTTCACTGAATTGTTGAATTATGCACTCACTTCATATTATGATAAAGAACGCAAAGGACGTTTTACTTGGGACAATTCTCCCNAGGCATGAATATGACATTTTTGTTGGATACCAAAAAGACAATAAAGGACGTACAGTTGAAAAATATTTAAGGATAGGAAAACAATTCCGGGAACCCTTCAGGTGGGCTATGAAACCCTTAAAAGAGCTTGGGGTAAAAATGAGTCCAGCCTTACAAATGGCAGTTGAGCAATTAACAGCACACTCCACAACAGGATTCCCTACTGAATTTGCCGAAGCACCTTACAAACATGAAAAAACTACGGGTGAAAAAGCATTATTGAGAGCTAAAAGCATCGGTGAAAAATTCGTACCCTTTGCAGTAAGGGGACAACAATATGCGTTAAGTGTTCCTACTAGTAAGGGGATCACTGGTTACCAAGCTATTAGAATGTTTGAAAACGCATTGAGATCCAAAGCTGAAAACGATGTGTTGGGGCGTAACAAAGAAAAACGAATCCGGGATGCTTTACGGAACAACAATTTTACCAGTAAAGAAATTGCTCAACTATATCATATAGCCAGAAACAACTATTTAGAGTCAGTCAAGGACCCCGCTTTAATGCGCCGGCGTGAACTTAACAAAAAGAAACGCATGGGAACCATTACATCAACAGAAAAACGCGAACTTCAATATTTAGGGAAACGTGTACGGCGTGAGTCTGAACAACGTAAACGCCAGGCCAGATACAACCAATGACCCACCTCCGTTCCCATATCCTAGAATCTGAGGCTTACTGTCCGTGTGGCTGTGGCTTAGTGCCAAGTTCCGAATCTTTGGATTGGATGAATGAATTTATCGAAGATTGCGGATTCAGTATACCCATTTCAGTATTGGCCCGTTGCCCGGAGTATAATGCTAAAATCGGTGGGGTTGCCGACTCCCCTCACATAACAGTCACTACCGGTTATGGAGCCGGGGATTACAAGCAACGCAATCCTAAGAAACGCATGAAAATGATCGAAGTTGCCATAGGAATGTTTTTGGATGGATTCATTAACCAGATTGAATGTTGCGACCGCCATATTCACATTGCCCGAGTGCCTCCAGATCATAGATTGGCAGGCTGCTTTAATTGGGGGAAGTCATTGTAACTATTTTGTAACTGAATTTGTATTATTACACAGAATAATCCATTAGAATATGATACATCACGGTAGCTAAACTTTTGTAACTTTCTCGACGGTAAAACGCTTGTGCCGGGGAGGGGACTCGAACCCCTACTCCCTTACAGGAATCGGTTTTTGAGACCAAATAAATAATGCAATAACCTAAGTTACGTGAGACTGTAACTCTATTGTAACTTTTCGATGTAAGTTTTAATGGTTTCAATCTGGGCGTGAGTATAGTGACTGGTCATGTGTGCGGTGGTATGGCCGGCAACCACTTTAATGTCGTCTAGGGACAAGCCAGCATCGAATAAATGCGAAACGAAACTATGGCGTAATGAATAAACAACTCCATTCTCAATCTTCAATTTTTTACAAATAGCCTTAAACCTCCGGTTGGATTGGTCCCGTTTCCCCTTTGTCAACATACAGCCATAAATGCGGTTCTTTTGTTTAAGTAGTTTCGGATGTAAAGGCACAGGGACCGGAACCTTGGTTTTTGTTCTGGTAGTGTAGATAACCCCATCTTTTACATACTTTGGCTTAAGGGTCCCGGCATCGGTGCAGGATAGGCCCGTATAATAACACACCATCCAATAGACTAGATCCTCTGGGGAGGCCATTTCAAATATTTCTTTGATCGTCTCTTTTGGTATAGCCAATCGTGGTTTTATTGGTTTGCTGCTTAATGTAACCGAATATTTCACTGGATTGATAAGCAAATAATGGTTTGCCACGGCATAATCAAATATCTGTCTTATAGGGTTAAGATCATTTTTAATAGTGTTGGGAGCCCGTCCCTGTTTTTTCCGGTGAATAATAAATTGATTGATAGTCCTTACGTTTATCTTTCGTATATTAGTCTTGGGTCCGGTAAAATTCAGAAAATGATTGATTCCCAGGCGGTCCCTGGGTGTTGGTTCCTTGTAGTGTGAAAACTCAAATAATAATTCCTGAATGGTGATATTTTGCAGGGGATCAATACCAGCCCGAGACAGGGCGTAGTCATTATCCCACTTTTCTTTAATTTTCTGAGCTATTTGTTTGTTGGCGGTCTTAGTGGATTTACGATACACCCCCCGTCCATACCACCAGTATTTCCCGCGCTTGTAAAGAAATGACATTTAATAACAAAAAGCCCTTAAACTCTCTAATGTTAGCAATCTTTTCATTTTGTCCTCCTCGTCTATTATTAATCGGCGGGTATTTGGCCCACCTTGATATATTCGTCAGTACCCGGAACCTCCTCCCAGATAATACCAGTATCCCGATCGAATATTCTTTCCTTCCCTTCCTTTATATAATGCTGGTAACGTCTTTCTTTATACTCTGATTCATGTTCCATATTATCCTCTATATTTAATTGCTCATTTATTTGTGCCGGTTGGTTCGTGGGATCGTACGCCATGCCCTTGGATTCTAACAACTCACTATAATATACTGCTACATATTTAGGAACTTTTTTGTTTTTACGCCAATTTGAAATAGATCCCTTTTTAATCTTGAATAGCTTTGCAACTTGGTAGTCATATTTAAGCTGTTTAAGATTCTTTATATCTTCGATTATTTTGTCTGCAATGTTCACAAAATTGTACTTAGTTCATTTTTTACTTGACAATGTCCATTTATTTGAACTATTTTTGATCAGCGCATGGACGCCATAAAAACAGGAATGGACGTTTTAACGACATGAGTAACCACAAAAATAACAACGGGCCGGTGACAAAAGCAATCATGAATCCGACGGAGGCTGCGGAGTATTTAGGCGTATCGCGGGATTGGATCCTGCGCCAGTATAATAAAGGCTTGATACCTGGGAAGCGTCTTGGGCATCGTTTAGTTCGTTTTCACAAGGATGAGTTAGACGAATTCATCAAGACCAAGCCGTCTAAAGAGACTCCAATAATCAATTAGCCTATGATTATTCATACCCCAATTTTTTTACTACATACCATTAAAGCCAATGAAATAGTGATTAAGGTTAATTAATGGAAGGAGTAGTTATAGTGGAAAATTTAATAAAAGAGTTTCATGCCCGAATAAATAAGGTTGCCTATTGCCAGTCGCTAAAGAAGCTAGCCGCTGAGATGGATATGAGTAGCTCTGAATTATCCCGCAGGCTCGGAAACGATACCTTACCATTAAGATTTAATGATTGCATTAAGATCATGATAATCACTGGCGATTATTCACCTTTAGACATCATTTTAGATCAGGGAGGTTTTTCACGGGAAACGCTGGAGAAATCCCCCACGGAGCTAACGGAAAACGTAATTCAGGCTATGCACGAACTACCCGATAAATTGTTAGAAGCAGTGAAAGCATTAACCAAGGAGCCCAAATGAACAACGCACGATTACTACGAACCATGAATTGCAGTTATGGAAAGACATTCACCAAGAAATACCTGGCTCTGGTCCAGGCTATCCAATTGTTCTCTGCTGAAAACAACAACAACTCCTTTGATAAATGTTACCAGACAGTTTTAAGGAACTTGGATATTAAAGAAGAAAAACAATCAGAATGAAACTCCTTACCTACAAAGAGGTCGCGGCAATCCTGAACTGCTCAGTTGGCAAGGTTCGCGCGATCCCCCGACAGGAGCTCCCCCGGATTGTTCTTGGTCACACAACGGTAAGAATTAACGAGTACGATGTATCAAAGTACATCGAGAAAAAAACCAGGAAATCGTAATGTGTCTTGAAACAATTACGGCTACTAGGACAGTGCCAAGGTAATATACATTATCTCATGAAGGCATTTTTCCAGACATTGCTATGGTATTTCGACCGTTACGGAGGGCCGGTATTACTAACCATCACAGCACTCTATTTAACAATACACGTAATTAAAGTTTTAGCTCAATGAGTACCCACACCAACAACCCCGCTCTAACTGCTTTATATCACCTTCCTCCAAAAGCCCAACCAGAGCGGGGAAACCTTTGTTTAGAAACGGAAACCATCGAACCAAGGTGTAATAAATGAGTCAATATTCACTAGAAATATTAATGGCAATGGAAAAACTTCTGAAACACTATCAGAAACAACTTGCAGGAGAAAATTCGATACTACAGTTTTGTCCGCTATGTCACTCTGACGGACATCCAATATTTGATTGCATAAACTGTCCCTGGGTTATTGAAACAGGTAAAAAATGTGATTGTGTTTCACGCAAATATAGTATAGCTGCACTGAGATGGGGCGTCGGTACTTCTTCAGACATACCCAAGCAAACGCTTACTAAATGGCGTAAGCGTCGTATTAAAGAATTAACAGAATGGCTAAAACATTAGGGGCGGTGACAGTGAAAACACAAGCAGAAGCTCATAAGGAACTGAATGATCTGCCCGCCTCCATTGAAATGATACCTCGCTTCGTTACGAAGCATAACAGCAGATGGGGTTGGCTTTCTTTCCCCATCTGCACACCATCAAGGAGACAATCATGAATAGATTTGGTGATAACGGGCAGGTTTTTCGTCAATCCATTATTAACGAATACCTCTCGTATTGTGGTTTGAAGATCATGTTCAAGTACATCTATGGAGAGGCTCCGACGTTCCGGTCTTTTAAAGCAACGTTTGGTACGGCAATTCATTACGCCATCTCAGAGGTGCACAAACGCAATCTATTTGATAAAAACGATTTCACCCTCTTGCTAAAAGACGGCTTGCAATTCGCTGAATTTGAAGCGGAGGGTGCCGATATTCCGGTAAAGTGGCCTGATGAATGGGAAGAAAAGGCTGAACTGATCCAGAACTTCATGGAAGATGCTTCCATCGTTCTGAAAAATTACTGCAAAAACCCCCGCAACAAAGAATGTAAACTCGTTCTAAACGAAGCTACCGGGACCTTGATAATTGCCGAGAAGTACAAAGCCACTTTCCGTATTGACCAGCTCCGGCAATACCCTGACGGAACCTATGAACTCCTCGATCTGAAATGGTCAGATAAACTCGTGCCAAGCGATGCGCGGTTAAGACGCTCCATACAATTAATCCTGTACGCCATGGGAATTAAACACGGTCAAATTGACGGCATTGGCAACCTGAACATCCTACCGAATCGTATCGGCATTTACAATCTTAAAGATCACCTGGAGTATCAGAAACCCGCTACGCCAATCACCGGTCCCGATCAACTCAAAGATAACAAAACTTCCAGTTATATTGATTGGTTTTGAACAAGTAGCGGAAACCTGCTCGCTGGAAGAAGCTAAACGAATCACCGGAAACAACCGCCTCCGAGCCAAGGATAAAGTGTATATGTTACAAGGCCATGAAAAAGGCCCTGGCCGGCATACCGTTCCGTTAACGGAGCATCGCGTTAAAATCGTCGGGAAGAAGATTCAACACGCTTGCGGAGCAATCCGCATGAACATTTTCCCCATGGATAACAAACATTGTGATTACTGTTCGTTCAGAGATGCTTGTGATAGGTACCTGGACGGATTGGACAAACCGCACGACTTAACGGACTATCAGTTACGAAAGGCTGAAAAAGAGTTCGCTGAGTTCGCAGAACCAAGCTAATAAAAGGAGGCAATTATGGCTGAAACACTACCTGCCCTATCTTTACATGACAGCAAGGAATTAGATAAAATCATTGCTGGCCTGGAAAAAGAGGGGATTGATACAAAAGAAGAAGTGAAACAACAACAGGAGGGTATACGCCCCCGAGTTCCCACGGTAAAAATCGAACACTCCAAAACCGGGAAACACCACTTCTATCTAGACCAAGGCACAGGTGACGAGGCAATCATCGAGTTCCCCAACGGGTCCCTGGACACAGTAGTTATCATGGCACAGCACATCCGGGCCTGGTGGCCTGAAGACAGCGAAGCTAAGCTACCAACGTGTGCGGCGATTAGCGATGTACCCTACGTTGCCGATCCAGTGCATACATCCTGTAGGGGCTGTCATAAGAACGGCTATCCCGGTGATTGCAAACCCAAGATTCGCTGTTTGATTCTACTGCGTCACCCCGAAACCAATGAAATCGGTGTGGCTATCCTGAACCTACCCGCTACCTCAATCAAACCCTGGGAAGATTACGTATTGAACATGGGGAAATGGCCCTTAATGGCAGTAAACACACAGTTCAGCCTTGAAGATAAGCAAAACAAAGATCAAGGCTATCGCTGGGCGGTAATTAAAGCCAAGGCAACGGCTCTGGCCGATAAGGATATGCGCGCCCAGGTCAAGGCAATCCGGGAGCAATACGCTTCCGTGTTCGAGGCCGTTCATGCTGAGGATTATACAGATACCGGCGATCGAGGAAACGGCGTTCAAGAAGTAGTCAACAACGAAGATATGCCCTTCTGATAGTGAGGGTTTATTGGGACAAAATAACAACGGGGCCGAGTCACAAGACGAAGCCCCGTTTCTATCGCAAGCCTGGCTTTATCGCTTTTACGAGACTTACGAAAAGCGTCTTAATCCTGTGCAACGTAGCATTATGGATCATACTCTTATTCATATGGACCATCCTCTACAGTCTCTACGTGATTGCGAAGCCAGAGATAAACTCAAAATTGCCACGCTGAGAATTGTGCGTAGATATTTGCAGCAAGACAAGGCGGGGCTTAGCAAGACAAGGCATCAATTAACCAAGTGAAAACCCTCATGACACCTAAACATTACCGTCCCCGCATAGTTTTCTATCGTAAACCACAACTTCATTACGGAGTCTGGCCGAATAATATCGAACCCCTATTTAAATACGTCCGTATCGGCTGGATTGAATGGAGGCGATGGCTTAAATGACCAACACGCAACGCACCCTTCGCGCCCTTCGACAGGAAGGCCATATCTGCGGCATTGTTGAACGCTGGAATCAATTCGTCGGGCCGTACGGTATCAGGCAAGACCTTTTTGGTTTCATAGATATTATTTCAATTAAACCCATTGGCATCTGCGCAATTCAATCCTGCGGGCAAAGCTTTCGACAGCACGATACCAAAATACTAGAGAATGAAAACGCCATAGAATGGTTAAAAGCCGGAGGGAGTATAGAATTATGGAGCTGGCGGAAAGTAAAAAAGAAACGTGGGGGAAAACTTATGATCTGGAAACCACGCATTAAATTCTACACACTGGAGGATTTCCATGTTTGATCCACCAAAACCGCCACCCCTGAACATCTCACCAGAAGAGCAAAAACACATCTTCCACGGCTTGCGATTAGCATTAAAAGACGAAGAAGCATTTAACGGCTATAACGGAACCTGCAAAGAAATCGCTA